CAACCAGGAGGATCAGGAGGTGGTGCTACTTTTCAAAGTGGAGGTGGATCTAGTGGTAATGATCCCCCTGTAAGTCCACCACAAGGTGAGCCAGGCGGAGGTGGAAGATATTGTGGAGGAGGAAACGCACGAGGCGGAGGTGGCGGAGGCGCTAACCAAGCCGGAGAAACAGCTCCAGGTAGTGAAGGTGGAGATGGCGGAACTGGAAAAATACCAAGTATAGTAGGAGCCCCTGGAGATTATTTTGCAGGTGGCGGTTGTGGAAATTCTAACAGAGCTGGAAAACCTCCAGGAACAGATGGATTAGGACATGGAGCAAATAGAGGAGGTGGTGGAGGATCTGGAAATGGTGGTGACTCTGGAGTAGTAATTATTACCTACAAATATAAATAATATGGCACACTTTGCACGATTAGATTCTAACAATATTGTAACAAATTTGATTGTTATTAACAATTCAGACATTATTGATAATGGTCAAGAAAGTGAAGCAAAAGGAATTTTTTTGTGTCATAAACTATTTGATAAAGATTTTCCTGGATCTAATTATAGACAATGTTCATATAATAAAAATTTTAGATACAACTATCCTCAAATTGGAGATAGATACGATCCAACTGTAGACGCTTTTAGAAAACCAGCACCTTTTTCAGCGTGGATTGAAGATTCAAATTATCAATGGATTCCACCAATACCTAAACCAAACAATGATAAAGCAACTTGGGAATTTACTAATTACCAAACAGGCGAAGGGTTTTGGGTAGATCAAGACACAAATCAACCTCTCTAGACAATAAATTTAAAATAAGTTAATATCATTTTAGAATGATATTAAAGAATTATTACTGGTATTTTACATCTGCTTTATCAAAAGAAGTATGTGATAAAATTATTGAACTTGGATTAAGTTCTAAAATAGAAAAAGGCACTGTAGGAAATCCTAAAGATAAATACAAAGTAACAAAAAAATCTAGGGATTCAGACATTTCTTGGTTAAATGAAAAATGGATATTTAATTATCTACAACCATATGTAGAAACTGCAAATAAAAACGCAGGTTGGAATTTTCAATGGGATTTTTCAGAATCATGTCAATTTACAATTTATAAAAAGAATCAACACTATGGTTGGCATTCTGATATGAAAGTAGATCCATACCCTGCAGATTTTTGGAATATAAATACTAGAAATAAAGTAAGAAAATTATCAATGACAGTTTCATTGAGTGATGAAAAAGATTACATAGGAGGTGATTTAGAATTTGATTTTAGAAATTCAAAAGATAAAGCCGAAAATATAAGAATATGTAGTGAAATAAAACCTAGAGGGTCTATTGTTGTATTTCCATCTTTTGTATTTCATAGAGTTAAACCAGTTAAAAAAGGAACACGTTATAGTTTGGTAATGTGGAGCACAGGAGATCCATATAAATGAAAAATATAATATGTGAAACTTATTTTAGTTCTCCTATTTACGTTTACAAAGATCCTTCTTGGATAAAGGATCTTAATAAAATATCAGATGAATATTTAAAAAAAAGTTTACCTAAAATTAATAAACAAATTAAAGAAAGAAATGAAATTACAGGAGATGTAGGGGATCATGGATTTTCTTATCATTCAGATCAAATAATAGAAGACAAAAGAATTAAAAAATTTGAAACTTTTTTAACAGATATTAGTTTTCATATTTTAGATTCTCAAGGATATGACATGCAAAATTATAAAATGGTAATTAATGAACTTTGGGTTCAACAATTTGCTAAATCAGGAGGAGGTCATCACGATACTCATATACATAGTAATAATCATATATCTGGATTTTATTTTTTAAAATGTTCTGAAAAAACATCTTTTCCAGTATTTCATGCTCCAAACAGTGCAAAATTGATGTCGCAGCTTCCTTTAAAAAATGAAAAACAATCTAGTTTAGCAATGGATAAAGTAAGTTATAAACCTGAACCAGGGACATTTATTTTGTTTAATTCCTATTTACCTCATCAATTTTTAGTAGATGATGGTGTGGATGAATTTAGATTTATACATTTCAACATACAAGCGATAAACAAATTTGTTTTTAATTTAAAATGAGTTTTAAAAAAAATAATTATGAAATAGTTAAGAAAGCAATTTCTAAAGAATTAAGTTTATTTTTAACAGAGTATATTCTTTTGAAAAGAAAAGTTGCTAAAGTAGTTATTGATAAAGGAATTATAGTGCCAGGATATCCGTTATTTGGAAGTTTTGGAGATACACAAGTTCCAAACGCTTATAATCATTATGCGGATATAGCGATGGAAGTTTTATTAAAAAATTTAAAAACAACACTGGAAAAAGTTACAAAAATTAATTTGGTAGAAACATATTCTTATATGAGGATATATTCAAATGGGGATGAATTAAAAAGACATAAAGATAGGCCAAGCTGCGAAATATCTACCACATTAAATTTAGGAGGAGATTCTTGGCCAATATTTGTCAAATCTTTAAACAAAGAAATAGAAATAAATTTATCTCCTGGAGACATGTTAATCTATAAAGGTTGTGAATTAGAACACTGGAGAAATCCTTTTAAAGGAAAAGAATGTGTACAAGTCTTCTTACATTACAATCAAAAAGATGGTGAATTTAATAATTTATACGATGGAAGAGATTTTTTAGGTCTACCAACAAAAAGTTTAAATGAGTAATTTAATTGATACTTTATTTAGAGTTCCTGTATTTTACGAAAATACAAATTTAAAAACAGATGTTTTAAAGAAACATATTTTAAATATATACAAAAAAGAAAAATCATTAAAAAGAAGTAATGTTGGGGGATTTCATACTCCTTATTTTGATTTAAGTAATTCAATTTATTCAGAGTTGATAAATAAAATACAACAAATAACAAATGAATATTTTAATTTTTGTAAATTTAAACCGACAAAAGTAAGAATAAAAAATATGTGGGCAATAGTTAATGGACATAAAGACTATAATGTTCCTCACTATCATCCACATGCTTTATTTTCGGGAGCTTTTTATTTAAGTTTTCCAAAAGAAGGAGGTAATATTGTTTTTGAACATCCGAGCCCTTTTCTTTGTGATTGGGAATTATTGGAAAGAGAAGAACATAATACTTATAATTCTGCTTCTTGGCGTTATGAAATAAAAGAAAAAGATATATTTTTATTTCCCAATTGGTTATGGCACAAAGTGCAGCCTAATTTATCTAGAGAAAAGAGAATAGTTATATCATTTAATGTAGGGTTTTAAATGTTAAATAATGTAAGAATAGATACTTGGTTTCCTAAATCAATTTATGTAGTAGAAAAATTTAACGTAGAAAAAATTGATTTATATGAAAAACAAATAAAAAAATTAAAAATAAATAAAAAAAGAAATAATTACATAGAAGTTGATACATCTCATCAGGTAGAGTCTTTGCATGATAAAGAAATCTTTAAGGAATTATTTGAAGATATTAAAATACATGTAGATGTATATTTAAAAAATTTAGGATATAATGAAAGTATTATTAAACAAACTAATTTTATTGAAAGCTGGTATAACATAAGTAAGCCAGGAGACTATTTAATAAAACATATTCATCCTAATTCAATTATAAGTGGAGCTTACTATTTAAAATCAAATAAAGATGATTTTATTACTTTTTTTAATAGTGATGATATGACGTTACAGCCTACAAATTATAATTCATTATCTTATGAGTATTGTAATTATGAATGTACAGCAGGAAAGTTATTGTTGTTTAAAAGTAATTTAAACCATTCTACAAATAGACAAAAAGGCAAAGAAAAGATAGTAATATCTTTTAACGTTAATATAAAATGAAAGTCATACGTAAAAAAATTAAAAAAGAAATTTTTTTATTGGAAGGTATTATAAAAAATAAAGAATTACTTGATATTTTAAAAAATAAAATAATAAATGAAGTAGAAATAAATAATGTTATGCAAAGAAATGTAATGGGTAAATCAACAAATTATAATTTCTTTATTAAAGATTTTGATTTTGTTAATTTTATTAAATCTATTAAAAAAGAAATAGAAAAAATATATCCTTATGATTTTATAATAAGAGAAGCATGGGGAAATGTTTATAATAAAAATGATTTTGCAAAAGAGCATACTCACATTGATACAACTGCTTTTTGCGGAATCGTTTACTTATCAGATAACGGACCTGGAACTTATTTTTCAGAACTAAAATTAACTGTAAAAGAAAAAATAGGTAAGTTTGTTTTATTTAGTCCTATCTTAAATCACTCAGTTAATAAGTGTAAAAATAAAAGAATCACATTAGCTTTTAACATGGATGAATGTAAACCTTGGATAAATTATAATAAATTAAATGAATATAAATATATTTAAATATGTTGTTAAAATTTTTTAATAAAAAAATAACTTTAGATTGTTTTACACATTGTCCTTATGTTTATGAATCTTTTAAATTAAAAAAAGAAGCATATCCTAAATGGGCAAATGATGATTTACTAAAAAATGAATCTTTTAATATTTTGTATAAAAATAGTATAGCAGTTCCGTTATGGACAGACTTAACTATACAAGTAGATACTTTTGGAAATGTAAAGTATGATCTATTACAAAATAGTTCTTTTAAATTTGTTTTGAAAAACTATCCGCCTGATAAATATCACGAGCTAACCTTTAGTAATGTTATATTATTAAATTTAAATTGTCCTTGGGTTTTAAAAGAAAAAGAAGGAATTAAATTTTCATTTAACGGACTTTTGTGGAATTACATAAAAGAAGTAGATAAATTTTGGTTTTTAAATAAAATTTTATCTTTTAAAGATCCTAAATCATTAGATATTGATTTTTTAATAAGTATTAAACCACTTTATCAAGGAATTGAAGCAGGCAAAGAAATAATGCAATTAATTCCTATGACAGAAAAAGAAGTAGATATAAAACATCATTTAGTAGATGAAAAAGAAATAATAAAATTAAACAATTATGGAAGTAATAGATAATTTTTTAGATAAAGATAATTTTAAAATATTACAAGATAATTTATTGTCTTATAATTTTCCCTGGTATTTGACAGATGGAGTCAATGTAGTAGGGGATGAATTTTTTCAATTCAATCATCATTTTTATAAAGAATTTAAAATAATGTCTCACTTATATGATTTAGTTGAGCCTTTAATTAAAAAAATAGATCCTATTTCATTAATAAGAATAAAAGCAAATTTGCTTACAAAAACTGAAAAAATAATAGAACATGGAATGCATATAGATCAATCTGGTAAATCAATACCAAAATCTAAAACTGCTATATTTTATTGCAATAGTAATAATGGATATACAAAGTTTGAAAATGGTAAAAAAATTGAAAGCATTGAAAATAGATTAGTAATATTTAATAATAATTTATACCACAGTGGAAGCACTTGCACGGATAAAAAAGTTAGAATCGTTATTAATATAAATTATTTTCCAAGATGAATAATGTTATAAATTTATTTAGTATTCCTATTTATACGGCTAAAATAGAACTTTCTTTAAAAGAAGAAAAATTTATTAAAAATTTAAAATATGATTTTGTAGAATTTAAAAATGGTTTAATTTCAGACGATAAACAAATACTAAATAATAAAAATTTATTAAATTTAAATAATAAAATTAAAGAACAAATAGAAATCTATACAAAAAAAATAATAGAAGTTGACGATAAAATAAGTTTTTATTTTACAAATTCTTGGGCTATGAAACATAAAAAAGGAGACTATGCTCATCCTCACGCTCATAGCAATAGTGTGATGAGTGGTGTGTTTTATGTTGATGTTCCTAAAAATTCAGGAGATTTAGTATTTCATAGAAATTCATTTAATGCATCTAATGCTATGTTATCTTCTTTAGCAATTCCATACAAAAAATATAATCAATACAATTCAGAGGAGTTCACTATAAAAACAGAAAAAAATTTATTAGTTTTATTTCCTTCAAATCTAGTGCATAGTGTGCCTTTTTCTATTAGTAAAGAGCTTAGATATTGCATTGCTTTTAATTGTTTTATTAAAGGAACTTTGACTACAAACGGTGTAGATGAACTTATTTTTGGCTAGTCTATTTACAATAAATATTATATAAGAAAATGCTATGCCTTTACAAAAGATACAATTTAAGCCAGGATTTAACAAACAACAAACTGCAACCGGAGCCGAAGGGCAATGGATTGAAGGTGATAATATAAGATTCCGTTACGGTGAACCACAAAAAATAGGTGGTTGGCAACAACTAGTTTCTGATACACTATCCGGGCCTGCGCGTGATCAACATACTTGGACTGCATTAGATGGTAAAAAATATGCAGCGATAGGAACTGCTAAAGTACTTATTATTTATTATGAATCTGAATTTTTTGATATTACTCCTGTTAAAACCGCTGTAACAGGATGTACTTATACATCTACTACTGGATCAGCAACTGTTACTATTACAAAAGCAGGTCATGGATTAAAGGTTGGAGATTATATAATATTTTCTGCAGCTACAACTCCAGGATCACCTACAACAAGTTTTACATCAGCAAGTTTTACAACAAATACATTTGAAGTTAAATCAACTCCAACAAGTGCTACTTTTACTCTTACAATGCCTGCAAATGAAACTGGAACGGGAGTTACAACAGGTGGAAGTTTATCTTTTCAAGCTTATGAAACAGTTGGACCTATTGCTCAAACTCCAGCATATGGTTGGGGAACTGCAGATTGGGGTTCTTATGTTGGGGGACCTGGATGGGGAGAAGAATCTTCTGAAACAAATGTCACACTTTCAGCAGGATCCTGGTCGCTTGATAATTATGGACAGATTCTCGTTGCTACAATCAAGAACGGTAAAACATTTACATGGGATCCTTCCGCTGCAAACAGATTATCTGTAAGAGCTGCAGTTGTAGCTAATGCTCCGACAGCATCAACTATGACATTAGTATCAGATAGAGATAGGCATTTATTTGCATTTGGAACAGAAACTTCAATTGGAAATCCTTCGACTCGAGATCCAATGTTTATAAGATTCTCAAATCAAGAAGATATTAATGTTTGGAATCCAACAGTAACAAACACTGCAGGAACATTTAGACTAGATACGGGAAACGAGATTATAGGAGCTGTGCAAGGTAAAGATTATATCTTCGTACTTACCGATCAAGCTGCATATGTTATTCAATTTGTTGGTCCTCCATTTACATTCTCTGTAAGACAAGTTGGAACAAATTGCGGATGTATTGGTCAGCATGCATTAGTTTATGCAGAAGGTGCAGTATTTTGGATGGGATTTGGAGGAGGATTTTTTGCATTTGATGGAACAGTTAAACAAATACCATCTTTAGTTGAAGATTTTGTATTTACTACAACAGGAGATAATTTAGGAATTAATTATGACGCAAGTCAAATTGTTTATGCTTATCATAATTCATTATTTAATGAAGTTGGTTGGTACTATGCAAAATCAGGTTCTACTCAAGTAGATAGAAATGTTGTTTATAATTTTACAGAAAATACATGGGCCACTGGTTCTTTGACAAGAACAACTTATATAGATTCTGGAACGTATGCTCTTCCTTATGCAACACAATATTATAGAGATAATATACCTACTTTTCCAATTATTAACGGTGTAACTAACACTTATGGATCATCTAAATATTGGGCACAAGAAACAGGAGTTAATGAAGTAGATGCAAATGGAAATGCAACTGCAATTTCATCTTACATTAAATCAGGAGATTACGATATATCAGAACAAGGTCTAGGTGGAGATGGTCAGTTAATTATGCGTGTTAAAAGATTTATTCCTGACTTTAAAAATTTAGAAGGCAATGCAAAGATAACTTTATTCTTTAGAGATTACCCTGCAAATAGTGAATCAACTCCTTCTACAACACCTCCTTTAATTACAGGACCTTTTACAATTACATCTTCAACTGATAAAGTAGATACTAGAGTTAGAGGAAGACAGGTAAGTTTAAAAATTGAAAATGATGCAGTTGATGAAACTTGGAGATACGGAACTTTAAGATTGGATATTGAAGCAGGCGGAAGAAGATAATGGCTAAAATTACAGCGTATATACCAGAACCAACACAGAACTATGATGTTAATAATCAAAGACAAATACTTGAAGCACTTAATACAATCAAAGATCAACTTAACTTTGGATATCAACAAGATTTAGTTAATCAACAAGCAGCTATGACACAATTTATATATGGAACACAATCTGGATCTTTCTGTCCACAACAACCTATTCAAATAGCAGGTGGTGGAGGTTCTAATGCTTATGATGCGTTTGGAAGATTAAGAGTTTCAAATCCACTTACAATCTTTGATAGTAAAAGTATTATGTCAAAGAATAATCTATTTGATGAATCAACAGCTAATGGTGGAACAGTTACTTATACTGCAAATAAATCTACAGTTAATTTAAATGTAACAGAAGCATCAGGTTCAAAGACTATAAGACAATCTAAAAGAGTCATGTCTTATCAACCAGGCAAATCATTGCTTATTTTTAATACCTTTGTAATGAATACACAAACAACAAATCTTAAACAAAAGGTTGGATTATTTGATGCTAATAATGGAATATTCTTTCAAGATACAGGAACAGGTTATCAAATCGTAAGAAGAACTTATACATCAGGTTCTCCGGTAGATACTGAAATTAATCAATCAGCGTGGAACGGAGATAAGTTAAATGGAACAGGGCCAAGTGGATTTACACTAAATGCGGCTACTTCTAATATATTATTTATTGATATTGAATGGTTAGGTGTTGGAGCTGTTAGAGTTGGATTTGTTATTAATGGTCAATTAATTACAGCGCACACGTTTAATAATGCAAATAGTTTAACAACTGTTTATATGCAAACTGCAAATTTACCAATTCGTTATGAG